ATAAGTTAATATGATAATAGGAGTTCTAGGAAAAAAACGTTCGGGTAAAGATACCACAGGTGATTACCTTGTTGCTAACAAAAATTTTGTAAAATATAGCTTTGCCAACCCAATTAAACGCGGGGCCATGGAATTATTCGGTTTCACCGAAGACCAAGTTTTTGGTGACGCTAAAGATGAAATTGACCCAACCTGGGGAATAACCCCAAGGTTAGTACTACAGATAATGGGTACTGAGGTTTTTCAATACGATATGCCAAAATATATACCAGAATTACAAGTATTTGGAAGAAGTTTTTGGGTTAAACGTTTTGAACAATGGTATAACCAAAATAAAGATCTGGATGTCGTTATTTGCGATGTTAGATTTCAACATGAAGTTGATGCGATATTAAAGATGGGCGGTACAATATTGTCAGTGCAAAGACCAAATCTAAGTACTGGTGATGAGCACGCATCTGAAAAAGAAATGGATTCTATTGTTGGTATTACAACCGAAATAATAAACGATCGTACTTTACATGATCTGTACGATAAGATAGATAATTTGGTCAATGATTTACGAAAACCCCTTAGCTGAGATATTATCGGTACATAAATTTAAAGTTGATAGAGCCACAGCTGAAATGTTATGCTACACCTTTAGCAGGGACATAAAGTGTGATAGGAAAATAAATATTGAGTTATTTAGAAGGTTCGCTAAGTATAAACCTTTATACGTTTTTAGTTACGGTGGTGTAATAAATTACGAAATAAAAGACCAACCTATACAATTACAGGGTGTTGAGATAATTGTACCAGAAGGTGGTGAAGAAAAATTTATGGACGATAACTCAAACTTTATATTCTATGGTGGGCCAAACTCTAGTCTTCAGTGGTTAGATGATTTAGGTGAAGAAGATGGTTCTAAAAATGTTTACGGTACTTGTAGAATTAACTTTTAGTTATCTTTAACCTTAGGTTACCAGTACCTTTTATAATCCTATGCCAGTCATGTCTCGCTATTTTTAGTGAGACATTTTCTTTTAGTGGTATTGGTAATTGATCATCGTATTGAAAAAACCAATCGGTTGGGTTTAAAACCTCAACAATTCTATCCTCATTATCTCTATGCCACATAAGTTCAATCGGATCGATATTCTCCCCGAACTCCCTTATTACATAACTATCACCAATTTCAATATCAATATACGGTTTACCAGTATCCACCAAACTTAGATTTTAAACCAAGCAAACTAGCGTATCTAGGTAATCTACATGACCAGTAAGACGCTTTAGTTCTATCTTTTTTATTTGCACAATCGTGTCTTTTAGCAAATGATTTACGGGCTTCTGGGTTGTTTAATTTAACAGATAAACCAGTTGTGTCACCAAATGACACCTTTTTAACACCACCACCTGGTTTTCTTACATAAACGTAGAATTTTTTAGAACCCCCTCTTTTGGGTTTTCCGAGCTCAACTTCCTTACCTTGGTACTTTGCCTCAGCAAGAATCTCTTCCTCTGTCATATCCACTGTAAATGGTAAATCTAATGGTACCATTGCACCTTCATACAAATCAAATTTACCCAAATCAGTATTCTCGAATAATTTTTTACTTAACTCAGAAACATTTAAAGCACCCTTTTCCCACAACTCTCTGGTTTCTTTAATTACCATGGCGTGTTTTGGACTACCTGGTCTGTAAATATTCTCTAACAAAGGAACACTGTTATTTAAATGGTGCATAACATCTTCAGATATCTGGTATTTACTCATCCAAACATCCATGTTCTCTAGTAATTTTTTCTCAACGTTTATTTCTAAACATTCTTCGCAAACAACTTCTGATTCTGATAACATACCAGAGAATTCGTTGTTATCATACATCTCTTTAATAGTTTCAAAAACAAAAGATAAGTCTTTGTATTTTGGGTTTACGGCGACCTGGTAACAATCACCAGATTTTTCCATCATAGGCTCACCAAAATTTTTTATGTCTTTTGATATAAAAAAACTAGGGTTCTCACATTCCTCATGTATACTAAACAATTCATCAATAACCTCGATGGTTAAATTTTCGTTTCTTGACGCAATAGCATCCCCAACTTTTTTGATTTTACTGTTAAGCCAGTCAAAACCCTTGTTAATTAAACGTCTTGGTAATGACGAACCAGAAGTACTATCAACACCACTTGTCCCTGAACTATCCTTGGAAGAACTTTTTTCTCCCATGGTTTCCATAATATCTTTTTTAGTAACAATCATAACATTTCTTTTAATAATAAATATCATTAAATCTAGTAAAAATTTTGGTTTTAGTAAACTAATTTTATATATTTGCCCTATGAAATACTTACAAGAGGACCAATACGTTTTAGTTGATTCGGATAATAACCAATTAGTGTTAGTTGGGGTTGATTCATTGATAACTCGTTTAAAAAAAGATTCGCCAGAGTATTTCGTTAACCCTGACACTAAAAACGATGTCAGTGTTAAAAGAATTAAAGATGCTGTTAGCTTTATTAAAAGAAATCAACATAGAAAGAGTTATTTTGAACCAGTTTTGTTGGGTCTTGAAGGTAATAAAATAGGTGTTATTGATGGTAGACATAGAATAATTGCCGCAAAAAAAATGGGGTACACCCATATCTATGTTGAGGTACCCCATGAATATAAAAAAATATTTTAATTTAAACCAAGCAGAGCTTTTGCTTTTTCAACAACTGGTTTTGACCCTATCGCTTCGATAGTTTCTGGCTTAACTAATAAAAACTCATGTTCAGCATTATCCCATGACTCAATAGTATCGGTGATTTTTAAATCCTGGTTTCTTTTAGCTTTGTCATTAATGTAACTAGCCAAAGCTTCTAACAACTCATCATTTGTGATATGATCTTTCCAGTCGCTAGCTGCTGTCATATACCTACCATCTTCGTCCTCTTCTTCTTCTTGTGGAACATCTAAATAGTCTTCTAATTCAGCATATATATCATACCAGACATCAGTTAAACTATAAAGCAACTCATTAGTTTGCTTATTCTTTAATAAGAATTCGCCTTGAGCGGTAAAGACACCAACATAGTCACCAGCAACAGATTCACCTTGTTTAACATTATCATCATTCTGATTCCATGGTGCATCAGGTGTATCTGAACCCATTGGATAATTATAGTTATCCATCTCATCAATAGCCTTTTGACCTAGCTCATTAAAGATTCTTTTTAGTTGATCCTCAGTGATTTTATATTTTGTTTTTTTATTTGACCCCTCATTGCTTAGTTTTAAACCTGGCGCTGGCATATCAGCGATAGCACCCTCTTTCTTTTTATTCAAAACAGAAGCAACCTGATCTTCAGTCATTTTATAAACTTTCTTACCCATAATTTTGTTTTATTATAAATATCGAATTATTGAGTTAAGTTCTTAAAATCGTAAATATTATTTGGTACACCTCTAAGATGCTCAAAACCATAAAAGGCGCTCATAGTCGATTGTTCTCTTATAACATGGTTCTGGATTAAAGATTTTGAATGGAAGCTGTTTATTACATACCTAGTACCGAAACCGCATATAACAAACTCTGTATCACTTAATTTACAAACGAATATTGCTTTTTTATGCATTGGGTGATAAAAAATTGGGAACTCGTTATAATTAAAAATAATGACATCAAACCATTTACCAACAACACCCCTAAATTGGTCAATAGGTGATGTTTTTGTGTCTTTATAATTAATAAAAGGGTAATCAACCCTATTTGATATAGCGGTTATAGCACATAACTCCAGAAACATATCTTTATATTTCTGATTATTTTGTGTTAATTTTGCGGTGTTGCATTGTTGTTTTACAACAGACCTTATGTAATGAACACAATTGTGAATCTCTTTATCATTCAGTCGAATAACACTGAATTTTTTTCTGTGCTTATCAAAAGCATCTTTAAATGTTAAAATACCCATATGGTACAAAATTAGAAAAAAATTTGTTTACGAACAAATAATTTATTAGTTTTGTAACATGAAAAAAGGATATACTAAGGAACAACTTGATTTTATTGAGTTTAGTGGACCAGAGTCCATAATATTGTCAGCAACAGCTGGTAGTGGTAAAACACACTCCACAGTGGGTAGATTGAACCATTTACTAGAAATCGGTGTCGACCCAAGTAGAATAATATTTTTCTCATTCACTAATGATGCGGTTAATGAATTGCGTAATCGTATTGATAGTGAGGTGAAGATAACAACAATACATAGTTTTACGAGTAGCGTGTTGGGTAAATTGGGTAAGTTCAAACCAATTGTAACCTTTTATGATTTCATTAACTGGTATCGTGATAAGAAAAAACCATCTTTCAAGGACCCAAGAAAGATTAGAGAAGAGTATTATAAAACAATTGAAAAATTCTATGAAGAGGGGACGAGCATCTCCTCATCTTTCTCCGCATATAAGTTACAATTTTACGATGGTGTTAAAGCGCCCAAACCAAATTATTACGATCATTACGTGGCCTTCTTAAAAGAGACTAATAGCCGTGATTTTTCGGATATGTTGATTGATACCGAGAAACTATCCAAAGATCCAAAACATCGTGATTTCTTTAACGGTATGTATGACTACATCTTTATTGATGAGTATCAGGACACATCAACCCTACAGATGAAGATATTATCATCAATTAATGCGAAACAATATTACTTAATTGGCGATAAGAATCAATCCATCTACGGGTTCTCTGGTGCTAACTGTGAAAAAATTGAGTCGCTACTTAAACAAAAGAAAACCGTTGTTGAATTAACGTTAACAAAAAACTTTAGATCACACAGAAGTATTGTTGAGAACGCGAATAAATTTAGTTCACTAAGAGCTATCCCAGAATCAGAACACGATGGTTTTGTTGATGAAAAATACATATCCAAAAAACGTTTATTTGAAATGATGGTGGATGGTAAGCCGCTTACCATTTTGGTTAGAACAAATAATGTTATTAAAGAGCTTGAAAGACAGGCCTTGAAGAAGAGGATACCTATGAAGTATTTTAACTACATAACCAAAACCGATTTGGAGAATGTTAAAAAATCTAACATAACCGACTCACTTAAGAAGAAATTAAATGAGGTGTTACCATACTTCATCAACAATCAGGATTTTATTGATTTTATTGAAGATAACTCCGAATCCGATGTGTTCATCACCTCGATACATAAAAGTAAGGGTAGAGAGTTCCCTAGGTGTGTTGTCGTTAACTCATCTGACCCAGAGATGTTAATTAAGTATGGTAGTATGACGCACGATCTATCAGAATATTCATTTGTCACAGATGATGGTGATATCGATGAAGAAGGCCGTAATATACACTACGTGGCCGTTACTCGCCCAAAAGAGGAATTATATTTTATGATATTTGACGAGATATAAAAAGAAAAACCACCCAATGGGTGGTTTTTTTATAGAGGTTATTGAATGACGACTTTACGCTTCTATACGTATTGGTTTGGGAAAATCCACGATTTATTCATAGTTAGATCCCTACCAGGTTAAAATTACTTCTAAAGTTACTTCTTTACCTACCCTCTACGGTTATCTTACCTACCTTGGCCTCTGTAAGCCTTCTTGTAGTTTTTACTTCCTTTGTGTTTACTAGCTTTAGATTTTTTGTGTATTCCTTTTCTACTTTTCTTAGGATTACTTTTAAAAACCTTAACGTTAGATGAACCCCCTTTTTTTGGTGCCGCCATTGTAATTAATTATTAGAAATTTATTATTCTTTTCATTCTATCGATAGACTCGTAAATGGCCCCAGACTCAACATCATCCATGTTCTTGCTAGCGTACATATTTTCTTGCTCATCGTCATAATTTTTAATCATGGCACTGATTTCGTCTAAACCTTCTTCGGCTCTACCTGAAAAAACATTAACTTTATTAAAAGCTCTGGTTAACCAATCCTTTACAGAACCCAACCAATCCATCATAGCACCTTCGTAAACCTTTGTACCGTCAATCTTTAATTGACCTTTAACTTTAGATGCTACTTTAGAACTTTCTAAAATTTGTTGTAAAACTTTTTTTGTGTTTTCGTTAACTTTAGTTAACGCTGTTTCAAAAGCGTCTTTATATGATGTTGATAATCTCTCAGATTCCTGAACGATTTCAACCACCATACCATCTAATTCACGCTTTAATTTTTCAGCCCCATCTTTTTGGCCAACAAAAGCTTCCATTACTTCTGGTACTAAGCTGGCTTTAGCCGCTTCCAGATCAGCTATTGAATCTTTATAGAGTTTTAACGCCTCATCTAACTGGGCTTGTATTTTTTTTAACTCACCAATTTTTCCTATGATGACATTGTCAACTTCTGGTGTTAAATCTTCTTTCATGCTCATGATATGTTTTTAAATAAATATCTTGATATTCACAAAAATTATCTTATAATCATAATATTTATTATTAAAACTAGGTTATGATCATTTTTTACAGCAAATCCGATAAAACAAAAGAAGCTATTGGCAGAACGTCATTATATGGCTCAAGATTAAATGCGGCAAAACATTTCGCTAAAATCAAAAATTTAGAACTTAAAGAGTTTTTGAAACTATTTACTGTAGAAAAAGAATAATAAATCAAAAAAATTAAAAACAAAACATGTTATTAAAAGTAGGTTCAAAAGGAGATGACGTAAAAAAACTCCAAGCAAAGTTGGGTACGACTGCTGATGGTTCTTTCGGCCCAGGTACAGAAAAATTAGTTAAAGAATGGCAGGCCGCTAATGGTTTAACAGCTGACGGTATCGTTGGTCCAACAACTTGGGCGAAAATGGGTTTAAATGAGGGTGCTGCCCCAGCTAAACCAGCTGCTGCTCCAGTAGTTATCCCACCATCTAGTTTTAAATTAGAAGCGTTAAAAGGTCATATCCCTGATGCGGTTATTGCTCAGATCCCTGACACAGCAGCTAAATTCAACATTACAAACGTATTAAGATTAGCACATTTCTTGGCACAGTGTGGCCACGAATCTGGTGGTTTTAAAGCTGTTAGTGAAAACTTAAATTACAGTGCTGATGGTCTTAAAAAAATATTCCCTAAATATTTCCCTGGTAATTTGAACGAATCTTATGCTCGTCAGCCAGAAAAAATTGCTAACCGCGTTTATTCATCTCGCATGGGTAATGGTGACGAAGGTTCTGGTGAAGGTTTCAAATTTAGAGGGCGTGGTTATATTCAATTAACTGGTAAGTCAAACTATACAGCATTCGACAAAATGGTTGAAGAAAGTGTTGTTGATAATCCAGATCTTGTTGCAACAAAATACCCCCTAATGTCCGCAGCGTTTTTCTTTGATTCAAACAAGCTTTGGTCTATATGTGATAAAGGCGCTGATGATGCAACTGTAACAGCTGTTACGAAAAGAGTTAATGGCGGTACAATTGGTTTAGCTGATAGAATCAAACATTTTAAAGAATATTATAATCTATTAAAATAAATAAAAGTAATAAAAAAAATTATGGACGAAATTATAGGTATGGTAAAACTATTCGCTGGCACTTACGAGGTTAGAGGATTTATGTTTTGCGATGGTAGAAAATTACCAATTAGAGGTAATGAGGCGCTTTTTAGTATACTAGGTACTATATATGGTGGTGACGGTATCACAACATTTGAGATACCAGATTTAAAAGATAAAGCTCCTGAGGGAATGCACTACATGATATGTGTTGAAGGTGTTTACCCCCCAAGGTATTAATAATAAAAATTTAAATCAAAACAAAAAAATGAGTTATACAAGAGAACAAATAGAAACCGCAGTTAAGAGTAAAGGTTACGTGTGGTTTGAAGATGAGGCTAATAAAGGTTACGATGTTAACATTGTGGGTGTTAGAAATGCGGCTACTGGTCAAAAAGTTACAAACGTATTTGATGACCACATTACTGTTTCTTATAAAGAAAACGGGGAAGAGAAATTTCATATCTGGCCCGCTACAACAGATCCAGGTAAAAAGGGTGTTATGGAATATCATAACGCGGCTGGTGTTGCTAGGTTAGTTGAAGGTCAGTACAGAGGATCTCACGCATTGGGATTACACCAAGGTAAATATGAGGCCCTTAGACAAGCTAAACCAGTTAAAGTTTATCGTGATGCTGACAAAGATATGGAGTATGATGAAAACAAAATCGCCGAAGGTGTTTTTGGTATTAATATCCACAAAGCAGGGGCTGACTCAACTTATGTTGAAAACTGGTCAGAAGGTTGTCAAGTATTTAAAAAAGCCGCCGATTTTGAAGAATTTATGGCAATCTGTAGAAAAGCTTCAAAAATACACGGTAACGGGTTTACTTATACACTAATAGAATCTAGTGATATTAAATAATAAAATTAAATAATTAAATAAAAAAAAATGGCATTTGTAAAAAATTTAAACGGAAAAGCTGTTATCGCAACAGGTGAACTTGAAGGTGATTTAATGGTACCTGAATCTGGTTATATCGCAGCTGCGGTATTAAATAACGAAGTACTTTTCTTCGGGGCTACTGATGAGAACGGTTTGTTACCAATAGGTTCAACCATTAACGGTGAAGAAGTTGCCACTGTTACTGAAGCTAAGTCTGCAATCAAAACAGTTGGTTGTCTTTTCCTAAACGGTGTTGAGGTTTCGATCTAAGATCGAATAAAACTAATTAAAAGGCTTGGTTTTTACCAGGCCTTTTTTATTATTATAGAGGGTATGAGTTTTAATAAAAGATTTGTTGATTATCGTAAAATTTTAATATATAAGGATAACCTGAATAATTTATTCACGGATAAAATAGATGTGTATTTTTTTAGTGACGACTTCTCAAAAGAAATATATGATTTGTTTCTAGAAGAAAAGTTTGACTTAATTAGGCATAGAATATTTGAATATGAGACTAAATCTTTGATCTAATGGTTTTATATTTTTATTAAACTCAGTACTAATTGTTGAAAGATATCCCTCGTATATAAAACCTATCGATGTTGTTTTAGCTATCGCCTTGGTTATTGATAAATTGTAATTACCAACAGTATTCCTAGCCCATATCAAATTGTTTGTTGATGCGACAGCTGGCTGCATTAAGACATTATTCTCAATTGTAATATCCTTAACCTTATACTTTAATTGGTGCCTATAAGATGCTCGTTTACTACCCAACCAAACCTTAGTTATCTCAGATCTATCATAAACGTAAGCTAGTGAAACACTGCCCGATAATTTGTTACCCTTAAAAGATTTTTTAATACCTAAACCGCCAGATACACCTAAATTTAATTCTTTTACTAATGAGTGTTCTACAGTTGAAAATAATATCGCGCTATAACCGTTTTTAATTTCTTTCCAAGAAAATATGTTTAATCTCGCATCTTCCGATTGTTTAATAAACTCATTATTTTTTTCCCCATAAAATAGAAAATAATAGGGGTTTAAACTAAGACCGATATCCTTTTTTTTATTATTAAGTTCATAACTCATTTTAGACGTTATCTGAACGTTTTTGTTATTTCCAGTAAGTAACACCCCACCCAGGTCAAAACTCTTTATTTGAGCCTCTAAACGGCCAAATAAGCATACTAGTACTATTGTTATAAAATACCTCATATTACAGTTTACCTATTGCATCGATTATTGCTTTTTTCATTGCAATACCTATTGATGATTTACTAAATGGTACCTTACCTTCTTTCAGTTCAATAAAGGCGTAGCTAGCTGTTGTTGCCGACTCACCAATACCATCAACAATTGTATCACCAAAATGGACTTTCAATAATATTTGCGTTGTCTCCGTGGCCGCACCGACACCAGCAATTCTAAAACTACTCGATGGTGTACCAACCCTGGTGATTTCAACCATAACAGGTATGGCGTTTTGTTCACATAAGGAATATTTCTCGGATAGAACCTCTTCGGTTATTTGTTTAACACCGAATAAGATATTTCTATCTTTAAATTCTTTTATTTTCATTGTGCTGTAAACTGAATCTACTTTAACACAAGTTTGAGAAAAAGCCGATACTGGTACTATTAGTACAAATATTAGCGCTAAAATAAACTGTTTCATAATTTTATTGTTTATATCCTGTTTTTATTATATAAAAATTTGTGGTTCCGTTATGGGTTAAATTATCAACAACGAGTGATTCAGCACCTGGGTGGGTTGTTTTTAAATTACTCGTTGACACATTAATCACTGACCATTGTGTTGATGTAAATAATCTATAATTTGGTGTTGAATTTAACCAGTTCGGTAAAATATTGTTATTTCTTTGGAATATTAAAACTATATCCGTTATTGTTAGTATATTATTACCGTTTACATCCATCCTGTAATAATCCCTCGAATTAAAAGATTGTGTTAAAACTTTTTGGTTAAAAAAGTGCGCATCGGTGGTGTTCGGTAGTAAAATATTAATGTTATCACCAACCACCAACCTAAAATCATTTAAATTAACACTCTCACTCGTTGTTATGGTATATTTTCCATTGGCGTCTGTGGTATATGTTCCGTATAACGTGTAAGTTGTTTGTGTTTTAGCTTTAATAAACATTCTCACAGGTATACCCGAAACACCAGTGTTCTCCGCATCATAAACATACCCAGAATACGCGAATGGATTTACGATTATAACACCAGCGTTTGAGAATGCATTACCACATGTACCACTTTGTAGCTGCGCCCTATACAAGGTCGCATCGGATTGGTTGGTGTATGTGTTGGTTGTGGTTGTATTTACAATATCGGTCCATGTGACCCCATTATTTACCGATCTCTGCCATTTTACAATTGTACCCGTATGGCCACTTAAAGTTAGCGTACCCGAATTCGTTGTGCTATTGTGTACCGCCGATGATACGGAACCACCTGTTGGTGGTGTACCCGTTATAACGCTGATAACTTTACTAGTAGAATAAACCGCACTACCACAATTAGGTGTCTGTACCTCTACTCGATAGTAGTACGTACCAGCTGAAGATATTGTCTCTGTTAAGGTGGTTGTTGTATTACTTATATTAGTCCAGTTAACATTGTCTGTAGATCTTTGCCATCTATTAATATTACCTTGTTGACCAGATAAAGTCAACTCAACAACACCCCCAGCACATATTGTGTTGTTTGCTGCGAATACGGTACCAGAGTTAGTTGGTTTAACCGATAAAAATACACTAGAAGAAGGTAGCGATGAACAAGTGACTGGGCTGCTTGAATTAACAATCGCCCTGTAATAAGTCGTTTTTGTTATATTTGATATTGTTATACTAGTTAATGTGCTAGATATAGTTGTACCAGCCGTAAAGAAGTTATCAAAAGATGATTCCCACCTAACAACACTACCAGTCATACCGCTTAAAGTTAACACCGTACTATTCGATCCCGAACAAACGTTTATGTCACCACCACTAATTGTACCAGTTGATCCGTTACCAACGTTAATTTGTCTTGTGAATATTGTTACGCTTGACGTGAGATCACCAGGCATATCACCATATTCACAAATATAACCAGGTAAACTTGTGTTTGGTAAATCATTCCATGAACCATTATTTAATGAATAGAATTGTGCGTAATGTTCACCACCAGCATTGTTTGGTTCACCACCAGCCCATTTTGCGTATTGCCCTGTAACCGCTGTACTACCATTAGAAAATTGGGTTCCTTTTTCAGGACCAGTAACCCAGTGCCATTTTTGTTCAACCGCCGCTTGTGATGCAAAAGCTGTTGTACCCTTTGCCGTGTTAACCTGTGAAAGTTCATCAGAACCACCAAACCAACCATCCGAAGACATAATTCTCCAGATAAAGTTATTTTCAGCTTCAGATGACATTGTGGCTAAATAACCAACCCTACCAAAGTATGAGCGATTTTCGGCCAATGTTTTAGCATTTGTCCAGGTTCCAGATGACGCAACATACTCATAAAAATGCTCGGTTAATGGATTATAAAATACGGTACCCGCAACAAAAGTAATTCTTCTTAAGTTAGCGTAACAGGTTGTGGTTGTTGACCTAAATGTGACTGTTCTTAAAAGAGTTTGCCAGTTTGCTGCTGTTGTTGTACCGTTAAAACTTAAGATACCTGTTGTTGAGTTCCATGAAGCTGTTACACCGCTTGGTAAAGTTCCAGTATAACTCAAAACATCACCAGAGGTGTAGGTTTGCGATATTTGAACTCTGAAACCAGTTATGTTACCGTTAGCGGTTATCGTTAAATTAGCATCAACCACAGTAGCTGTGTTGTATAAAACCGACAAATTTGAAGCGGTACCCCCAACGCTAACACTAGTTGCTTGTGCATTAGCAATACCCGCACAACAAATAAACATAACTAAGAATAGAAAAAACCTTTTCATCATAACGCCAATCTTGTACCCATCATTACTGTATAATTCAATACGTTATCCCCAAGAGAATAAGCACCACCAAAATTAAAATTTAATTTAAATGTCTTTGTTACACCCAAGTTCATACCAACAATCGGTAAAATAACAAACGGTGATTTTAAAATCGCATCATCATAATATCTAACAAACGGTGCGTAAACAAATAAAGCCATTGTTTTAATATCAAGACGTTTACCTACTTTAAAATCCCTATTACCACCCACAATTGCGGCCGAACCGTAATAAGGTTCTTTATATATTTGCCCACCAGATGCTGTTACCATGTAAACGGCTTTAAATTTTTTAATACTTCTCATCTGCCCAAAAGCTACAGTGTTATACATAGACCCGCTACCAGCAAAGCCTATTGTAATCGTATTAGAGAGTAGCGTGATAGCTTTACGATTTATCCAAGCGTAATAACCAGTTATGTTACCACCTTGTATAGCGGATGTATAATCAAGCATAACACCATGAGACCTTAAACCATCGTATCTTACGGACGAGTAACCAGCATTAACTCTTGAACCCCTATTAATCTCACCCTCATTAAATTGAAAACCGACTAGATCACTACTCATAAGTATTGATGGTCTACCACCGTTTTTACTTGTAGCCGACCCCTTACCGTTACTACTACTACCGCTTTTTACGGCGTTTGTTGTGCCACCTATAGCATCTGATTTTTTTTCTTCGGTAGTTTGTGTTTGATTACTCGTTGAACCATTACCACCAGATCCCCCAGACCCTGAAGAGCTTGTGGTGGTACCACCTGAACCACCAGTAGAACCACTACCAGTGCTGGCGTTACCTGCCCCACCTGTTTCACCAGACCCTGAAGAACCCCCAGTATTTGTGGTTGTTCCAGGAGTAGTTTCCGAACTACCACCGCCATTATTATTACTTCCAGTAGTAGTACCAGATGAACCAGATCCATTTGAATTATTTCCATTAGATTGTGTTTGACCTTGAGAACCACCACCCGATTGATTTGTTCCACCAGAGGCACCTTGTCCCTGAGAACCACCACCCGATGAGTTCTTATTATCTTTACTATCTTTACTTTCACCATTACCGCTAACACTGGTAACTGATCCAGCGGCGGCCATTATATTCCCTGTACCACTAGACGCCATGTCACTAATAGCGGATAAAGCCCCGAATATACTAATAACATTTAAAGCTGTACTCTGGGTTTGTGATACTGTAACAGCGGTACCTATACCCCCACATGGTGAGGCGTTTTGGAATTGATTAAAAACACCAGCCGCCCAGTTGTCAAAGACACCGTTATTAAAATCATTAGCCGTAAACGTGCCTACTTGACCGTAGTACGTTACAGCTATTTGATTTTGACCATAAGGGATTGATATATTGTAAACCTTACCGTTACAGGGGTCGGTGTACGAATAATTAAACGACTGCGCACTTACTATTCCCGATAGTAAGAGGAAAAATGATAATATCGTTATTTTTAAATTCACGCACGTTTTAGTTCTTGAACAAACCTTTTTTAATCATCTTAGAAACAACTCTTGATGATGCGGTTTCTAAGGCTTTTTTTGTTGATGTACCGATTGTTGATTGATTGAATTTAATCTCATCTACGTCATCAAGTATTGTGGACATTTTAACAGTTTTAGCTTCCCCAAGCCCACTACCAACCATTATTTCACCAGTCTCAGCGTCAACAAATTTAACTTGTAACCCTAATCTAGTTGTTTGTGTGGCGGTTGCTTTACCAGAAACTTTAACAACCTCATCTTCAGATACACTAAAATCATAAACCTCGATATAGACAAAGTATTTTGCTAATTTAACTTTACCTCTACCATCCATTTTATTTTCAGTAAAACCCTTATCAGAAGCTTTAAATTGGTTAACCATTCGCTCTTTAATCTCTAATTTGTCTTCGGTAAACTCAAAACGGTTTGTCATTTCGAGAAACTCAATAACAATGTTAGTAACACCAAGACCAACCCTTTTATCTTTTAACTCAGGGTACATCTCATAAAGCTCTTCAGTAAAACCAATCTTTAGTAATTGAATTGGGTATTTGATTGTATCGGTGTAGTTTGAAACAACATCAATAGATTGCGTCTGTTCAAAACTAGCCTTATACTCCTCAGTTTTAACACTACCAATTGTAACTGGTTGTCCCTGTGCGTAAACACAAGAACAACCAACTAACAATAATATGAATAATAATCTTTTCATTTTAAACCTCTGTTGTGTTTGATAAAGAAACGCCATCCTCTTCGTCAACTTTTTGGATTAACATTTTATCACGATCTTCCGAGTTAAACCAGTAGTCAACAACTTTATTCAAGTTACCAACAAAGGCACCTAATAAGATCAATAACATCTCTTTCCAATCCTCACCAATGGAAACACCGAAGAAAACAGCTGAATTAATACCAGCTACGATGAAAAAGAATAAGAATAATACAATTCCAGTTATTCTCCATCTATTAGCTTGCATTTGTTGCAGCATGTAGTAAAATCTATTTTTATCCTCAACCTTCACTGGTTCTGGTGCGCTAACAAAGCTCTTTAAAGTTTCTTTAATTTTCATATCCTTTTTCATTTTAAATTTTAAATTATTACCATGGAGACTCCTCAGTCTCTGATTTTTTCTTATCCTCTTTAGCTGGCACTTCTTTCTCGATTACTCTTTCTTTAACGATAGTATTCGTACCACCTGAAGATTGTTTTTGTTGGTTTGTGTTATTATTTTCCAAGTTAATAACAACAGGTGCCGCAGCTGGTGCCGCTTGCTCTGTTTTAACTTCTTCTTTCTCATTACCACCACCAAATAAAGTAGTTGTGAAATAGGTACCACCAGCTAAAATAGCAGTACTAATTGTACCGATTAAGGTTTTTTTCAAACCAGACCAAGTTCCGTCATTTGACTCAGCCACGTTTTGTTCTTCTGACATAGTTTTTTTTTGTTTTTTAGTTTAATTTTATTGTTTTATTTGTTTTGATTTGAGATCCTGTTTGTAGAATACCGTAATACGTACCAGGTGTAACATTAGTTAAGTCAACTGGATAAAGGTATTTACCCTTATACATTTTACCACTAAAAACCGTGTGTACTAATTTTCCGCTTACGTCATAAAAACCAACGTTTATTTCCCCATCTTCAGGTACACTAAAACTCACAAGAGCTAAACCATCTGTTGGGTTAGGTACAACAATTATTTCACAGTCTTTAGTTAAAGTACCACCACCGTTCATTTTAAATATTTTAACAACGCCGTTTGTTGGTGTTATCCTTAAATCAGTTGCAGAAGCGTCCCCAGCGAATTTTCTGATGACATATAATGGACTATCGTCCCAATCAACTTGTGGCGATAACGCTAAGAATTGTAGTGTTAAAACAGCGTCATTGTTATTAGCTAAGTATTCATTTCTACTCATATCAGCACCAGCCCATTCAACAACCCCGTTATTTGGGTTTAAGAATGACATCCAGTTCATGAATTTTTGTTCTGTTTTAATACCTTTAAATTCTAATAAAGAGTTGTCATAAGCCAAAGCCAATTGAATCGAACCAACTTGACCACCATCAGTTAAAACCTTCATAGGTACATTAACTAAATTACCTTCGCTAACTTGAATCTTAGGTAAATTAATTTCGATTGTAGCGGTTGGGAAGTCATACTCAACAGTTTCATCGATGATGTATTGAGGTGTTTTGCTAGGGTTTAAGATCTCAATAGGAATTGTACGAGCCATGTTGAAACCAGTACCGTTTGCGTCACCACCACCTAATACATAGAATGTTACTGAGTCTGGTTGACCAGCGATAATATCAAATGTTAAGTTAGTTACACCAGCGATAGTTGATGTGTAGTTAGTTGAAGATCCATTAATTGTTGTGTATTCTGAAACTGTAAAGAATCTAACATCTTGAACAGAGTTTGGCCACACTGAGAATCTACCCGCTAAACGACCGTAAATAGCTGATACGTCAGCAATTGTAATACCGTAAGAACCGTTTACATCAGAGGCGTAGAAATCAAAACCTGTTGGAGTTTCTTCACCAATAACAAACTTATTAACTTTTTGTGCATCGGCAACGGATACTGTATTACCAACGGCCATTGTATCACCTTTAACATATAAGTGTGCATCCCAATAGGTTGTATCTAAGATCTCATCGAAAGAGAAATAACCAGTAACATCAGTGGTATCGAGTTTAACTTGAGTCCAAGCACCTGTTGATGTTTTAGGTCTTTTTTCTAAAGCAATTGTAATATCTTTAGATCCAGAACCAGTTACGTTTGTAAACCTACCGTGGTATTTCAATCTGTTCATTTTAAATTCACCACCATAACTGTGTAAAGATAATGTTGTATCAATACCAGCTATTGTTGATGCATATGAAGGGAACGTTAAAGTACCAGTTACCTTCAAACTATCAATACTAGTTAAAGTTTGGAAAGCGGTTGCAGCTTGGTGAAAGAACTTAATCTGGAATGCCGCACCGTCAGCATATGTGAATGAGTTGTTAGTACCCGTATAAGCTAACGTAACGGTAATGTTACCATTCACTGAATCCGCAACATATTGCATATACTGGTCAGTACTACTGTATAACAAAGTTACGATTGGTTTCGCACCACCGAAAGCTACTTTGTCGTAGAATACACGGAATTGTAAACCAGCGATTTTAGTCGTTGTTGTGTTGTCGTAATAAAGGTTAGCTAAAGTAAAACCTTGTGACTGCGGTCCGACATTGTAAGATGAGTCAACGATAACCCAATTACCACCTGACGGCGCAGTTGTTTGTGCATAGCCAGTAATGGCTAATAACGCCAGCACTAGCGTTAAAAATAAGTTTTTCATGTTGTTTTGTTTTGATATTAATAAATAGATAAAAATCACAAAAAAGACCCTTTACTTTTAAAAAAATTTTATTAAACAAAAATTGTATTTTACGATAAACTAACCTATTTATGTGAAAAAACAACATGAGTAAATTAGCCTTAAATTATCTTAAAGATTTACAGAGACAAATAATCGATCTCAAAGAGGATGCTGAGAATAAGTTAGAAATAGTTGATCCTGAGAATTTTAGAGATGACGTAACCGATAACGTTATTGAAAGAATAAGTGATTTACTATATGAAATAGAAACAATAATATCTGACACAAACGATGGTTATTACGATGGTAGAACCTTTGATGATGATGATAATGATGATTTAGAAGAAGAATTTTAAAACTATGTTTAAACCTAATCATGTACATTTAATTGTTAGGGGTTTTGTAAATAACCCACCAAGAACAGAAGAGTCACTTAACATTTGGTTAAGAGAGTTGGTTGATAAAGTAGGTATGGTCGTTGTAGCTGGCCCAACATCCGTATATGTAAATGAGCCAGGTAACGAAGGTGTTACGGGTACAATAACATTAGCAACATCACACGCATCAATACATGTTTGGGATAATGAGACACCGTCTTTAGTGCAGTTTGACATATATTCTTGCAAAGAATATGATATAGATGTTGTCTTAGAGCACTTAAATCAATTTAATTTAACATCTTGTGACTGGATCTATATTGATAGAAATCAAGGAGTTACACCAGTAAAGATAGGAAAAAGATAATTTTTTTCAAAAAAAGTTTGTTTTTTAGAAAACTTTGCTTAATTTTGTACTAATTATTTAACAATAGCATAAAAATGAAAAATATGAACCTTCATATCGCAGTGATTAAACCGATGGCAGTGTGCCAGTGGTATCCTCGTGCCGTATCAGGTTCAGACCAAGTATTTTCATGATGTTATAGATAAAACTAAAACTAGAAAACACAAAACCCTGAACCCACAAGTTCAGGGTTTTTTTTTGCAGTTCTTTGACGTATTGGTAATTTTTAAAATAGCGTAGTTGGCCAATTGGTAGGCCGCCTCATTTGGGATGAGGACATAGTGCAGGTTCGAGTCCTGTCTACGCTACTTAATTCAGGATATGGGGGAGTCAGGTCGTCCCTACCTGCCTTGGACGCAGGGGATCGCTGGTTCGAATCCAGCTATCCTGACACAATGTCTTCGTAGCTCAGTTGGTTTAGAGCACCTCACTTTTAATGAGGGAGTCACAGGTTCGAGTCCTGTCGGGGACACAAATGTATAAGTTGATCGTGGTGGTCGGTTGGTCTGCAAAACCAATGGTGTTGGTTCGATTCCAACCTTATACTCAAATATACACGGATATGGTGAAATGGTATCATAATGGTCTCCAAAACCACAGTTCAGGGTTCGAATCCTTGTATCCGTGCTAAAATGCCCGAGTGATGGAATGGTAGACATAACGGTCTTAGAAACCGTGGCTGAAAGGCGTGAGAGTTCGAGTCTCTCTTTGGGTACAATGTGTTGGCTTCAAGTCCCAGTAGGGAAGTACACTTTAATAAAACATGCAACGGGGAAAGTGTCGACTTAAGAAACGGCAAGTACCTACGAAGGGATATATGCACCTTTAGCTCAGTTGGTAGAGCGCTGCCCTTACATGGCAGATGTCATAGGTTCGAGTCCTATAGGGTGTACAAAGGTTGATCGGGGAATGGTCACATCAATAGTTCGAGAGTGAATACTGACTGGTGTGATCGGAGTTTGCAGGTATTCACCCAAGTAATGCCGATCGTAAAAGAGGATGTCCACTGAACCATCTTCCTCTTTCCTCACTTGCCAGTATCGCATAGCGGCAATTGCGGCAGACTGTAAATCTGCTCCCTTACGGGTTCGGTGGTTCGAGTCCACCTGCTGGCACTATTTATTAATATGAGAAAGCTAATATTAATGATTGTAATGGTTTTATCCACAACGATTTGTAAATCGCAAATTGTGATAGATAAAGCTGGGGATGGTTGGGATCTGAGAGCTGATAGTGCTTTAAGTATCATCAGACAAACAGATACCACCGTTTACAAACTTGTGTTACGAGTTTGTAATAAAATAACTTTTTGGTCTGGAAACTACTCAACAAATGAGGGTTACAAAGATACAAAAGGAAGTATAATAATATCATCGACAGATGCTAGGGCAAAATCCCTAAACAATCTTGCTGCTGTTATTGTACATGAATCTTTACATCTCTACCTTAGATATAGAGGTGTTCAAGAGTCACCAAGAGAAGAAATACTTTGCTATTCGTATGAGTATGATTTCTTAAGGAAAATACCAAATGTCGAACAGTATCTATTAGATCATTGTCTAAAACAGATAAGTCTTCGACAAAATTAATGGGGTTATAGCTCAATTGGCTGAGCGCTTCCCTTGCAAGGAAGAGGATGTGGGTTCGAGTCCCATTAGCTCCACTATATTGTCCCTTGGTGTAATGGCAGCACATCTGGTTTTGAGCCAGAGAATTCAGGTTCGAGTCCTGAAGGGACAACCAAATGGCGAGATAGCTCAGAGGAAGAGCATTCGGCTCATATCCGAAAGGTCGGGATTTCGAAACTCCCTCTCGCTACCACTGTTCAATATTAATTGATGTTCAGTGTCACTGAACACTCCGTTTTAATGAACATACATGGTTTCTGTAGCTCAGTTGGTTAGAGTGCTTGATTGTGATTCAAGAGGTCGTGGGTTCGAGTCCCATCAGTCACCCAAAATAGGTTACCCCGTTTGTTCCGTCAGGGGTTATAAAATAGATATCAGTTAACGGAACCCATGATGGAGACCCTGCCAAGAAAGTGGGTGAGAGATATTGTAACAATGACCTATTATTTGCCTTCATAGCTCAATGGATTAGAGCGTTTCGCTACGAACGAAAAGGTTGGGAGTTCGAGTCTCTCTGAAGGTACAATAAACCCGTTTTTGCTACGATAAACGAACAATGTTTATTGTGCAAAATCTAATTTATCGTCCTGTAGCTCAGTTGGTTAGAGCGTCTGCCTGATACGCAGAAGGCCGCTGGTTCGAGTCCAGCTAGGACGACTTAACATTTTAATTACCAATACCGTCCTTTTTTCGTTTATAAAAGTATTTATTAAAAAATGATTTTATGAAAAAAATTACCTTAAACGAAGAAGTTACCAGAATACAAGAAATGATGGGTATCACCCATGTTAGCCCGAGCGGTAAAGTTACAAATATGTCGCCAGAAGACGATGATTATGAAATTAACTACGGTAAAAATGGTGCGGCTTCGCTAGAAGAATTATCCCCTTCAAATATAGTTCATTCTATGAGAGAGGGAGAAACTGATGAGAACACTGAGGTTTTAAATAAATTCAAAGATCAATACGGTAAAGAAAAGGGTGAAGAGGTTTATTACGCAACTGCGAATAAACAAGATAGGGATCCAGAAACTTTTGAAAAAAACGAAGCATTCGATCCTAGTGATAGTGATGGTGAGGGTCTTTCAGATTGTTGTGATGCACCTATTATTATGCATGATATTTGTTCAGCGTGTGGTGAACATTGTGAAGCTCAGGACGAGGTTGACGAATCTATTATCGGTGGATGGGATCTTGCGATGGAAGGTACTATGGTTGGTTCTGAAAATAGAGTTGATTACCTTGAGAACGCCTTAAAACACGTATGGAATATGGGTAAGGGTAATAACACAATTGATTTAAAATCAATGGCTGAATCGTTAATTAATGATATGTTCGGAGAACCAGAAGAAGAACCAGATTATAAAATGCCTGGTTATGATGATACAATGGACGCTTTGGGTGATCTTAAATTAGAAAGTTTGGACGAACTTCAAAAAGAACTTGAGGAAGAAGAAGGTTCTTGGATGGCTATGAGAGCTGGTAAGGATGGCAAAGTTTTCGAAGGTAGAGGTTTTCAACAAGAAACATACTTCGATACACAAGCTGGCGCTTTGGAATCAGCTGAAGAATACGCTAAACATAAGGGGTTCATGGTTAACTGGGAGAGTATTACACCAGAGCATGTTAGTTACGAAAGCACTGTTCAATACCAAGTGGAGCTATTAAAAGATGGTGAACCAGTTAGAAAAATGTTACAAATTTCATTATATAGAATGCCTTCAGGTAAATATGAATTGACGAATTACATCAATTAAAATGAAAAACTTTATCACATCATATATTATCCCATTTTTATTTTTAATGATATTTCAATGCGGTTTTATATATGGTGTTTTAGCTGTTATAATAGGTAAATTTAACCCTTTGGATTGGCACCCAGTAATATATACATTATTCTTTGAGGTTGTTTTATTTATAGGTTATACGAGTTATAGGGCTTTAACCGACAACGATGAATTCGTTGACATAGAGGGTAATCATTTTAATTATAAACAAGAAAAGGATAAACGCAACAATCATGACATATCTTGAGGAAATATTAAAAATAAGAACGATGATGGGATTGAATGAGGATTCGACCCCAACCTCATCAACGTCAACTTCGACCTCAACCTCGACTGGATCTCTATGGGATTCTGGTGCTAAAAGAGGTCCAGGTAATCCAGTTGGTAACACAACATGGCAATCCAATACAACTAGGGGCCCAGGTAATCCTCTAGAAGAGGGTGATAAACTCGAATCATTTGCTGAAACAAGATTAGGCGGTGCTGAAAAAATTGCCGACAACGCAAAAGAAAAAGGTGGTGCGGCGTTATTAACTTACCACCACTTTGAGGTTAAGTTAGAATATTACGAAAAAGCTGCTAAGGGTGACTTAGATATGGGAGATGCTAAAAAAGAATATAAGGATCTTCTCGAAAAACTTTACACCGCAACAAAGGGTGATATGGATATTGAACAAATAGCATTCCAAGAACTTCTAGGTAAGATGGAAGTGCTAGGTGAGTTGATCATAAAAGACTCAGAAAAACCACAATAGTTTACAAACCGTATCTAGTTTTTGTTGCGTTAAATTCAGCTAAAATATCGTTATCAGACATTAAACTAGTCCAAACTTTAAACTCACCTAAGTTTGCGTCCATTTGGTATGAATTACCACCAATAGAACCAATCCACCAATTTGAATTGTTTGTACCTATGTTAGCAACTGGTGACCCACCGTTATTAGTGGGAATAGCAACTCCATTTTTATAGAAACGTATTGTTTGATTTGTTTTATCAAAAACATAAGTTAACATCTGCCAAGCGTTCTCGGTAACTGTATTATTAGCTGTTGATTGGGTACCACCAGCGTTACCGTTACCCGCTTCAAAATTCATTGCTAAATTAACTGTTGTCCAGTTATTCCAAGCCATTTTAAAACCATTTGTCGCCGTGTTTGCACCACAGTTAGAAACCAGACAATTTATACTAGCTTCATTTCTTGGGTAAACCCAAGCGCTAATTGATACTGAGTTACCAAAATTAAATTGGCCGAATTGTATCGTATCCGAACCACCGTCAAAGTTAAGAGATCCACCACCAGCGTTACTATCGTAAACAACACCCGACATATTCCCCAATGTACCAGTAACGTTACCCAATATACCAATATTGGTTAAAGTGTTACCACTACCTGGATAAGATAATGGATTAGCTGGATCAAAATATATTTGAGCTGTTACAGCCAGAGCTGTTCCGTATGATGTCCAAAAATTATTATTAGTTAACCAGTCTGTCGCTACCCCAACATCGGTTATAGTACCAGGCGAACCTGGTAATACGTTAACTAAATCAAGGAAAGATTGGTCGGTATCGGCATTTGTTTGCCAAAAAACTGGGGTTCGGGCTGGAATTATTTCCGAAGTACCACCAGCTGATCGGCCAGCTAAACCAGTGTTTGTTGTCTCACTAATGATAACATAACACCCAGTATCATCAACACCGCCAACCCAATCACCAACTGCATAATCTGGTGTACCAGTTGCGATAGCAACATTACCAACCTGAGTTGTACCACCTATTGCTGGGCCAGAGTTATATATAGCGTTATATATCATTTAAAAATAATTAAGGGTTCTGATCAACAAAACCGAAACAAATTGTGCTATAGTACTCAGCAATACTATAGTTAAAACTAATTGATGTATGAGTACCATCTATACGGATAATATTAAACCCTTCGTTACCAGTAAACTGTGTATATTGGGTTAACCCAGATGGGTTTTGATATGTTGTGTTTTGACCCCAAATTGGTGTAAATGGTGCTGAAACAATAACTGGAACCTGTAGATTCGGGTTACCAACGCTTGCGAATGCAACCAAAGGATCTGTCACGGGTTGACTAAATGTTGCGGTGAACACCCCATCCTCACTGTTTTGGATTTGGTCACCAACAAGAGGGACGCCGTATTCTTCAGGGAAAGTACTCGCACTATACATACCAGGCTCAGTGGCCATACCACCACCTGTTTGTGTGATATTAATTGTAATATTGTTTTGACCAACACCATTGGCTTCAGTTGGGGTGATTTGATTCATTGTCATCCATTGGAATCCAGAACTTCCAAAAGCTGAAAAAGTACTGAAATACCCCTGTGAGGTTAGCCAATCTTTAGCATCAAAAGCGCTTTGATGATTCTGATTGAATTGTGTGTTAACCAAGTTAACAAAAGATTCTTCTGTTAAAGCCCCAGATCTCAGAAAACGAACGGAAGCTGTTACACCAGGTATCGGTGTTGGTTGACTATTATCTGGAACTGGTAATGCTATTACATAACCCAACTCCTCGTCAGGTCCGTTCCAAAATTGTGGGTTATCTGTAAAACCGTAATCGGGTGTTCCGATTGCCAAATCACCGACTTGTTGTGTCCCAGATATCGGTGCCCCTGGGTTATATGCGTAAGGTCTTGCTGTTGCCATGATATATTAATATTTTTTTTATTATGAGAATGTAAGTGTTATTGGGTCACCGCTAACAAATGGGTTAACAACAGATGCGGTTTGTGTTAACATACCAGTATTTACTAATAAAAACCCATTTGGATTACTATTAAATACAAACATGTTAGGGTTAGTTGCTGTATATGTTACTGTATTACCATTTTGTGTAATACTTAATGTTCCACCATTAGCTTGTAAAGATGCAAATTGTGTTGCGTAATCCGTTCCAGTGCTATTATATCTATTAAAATAAAGCGCTTTTCCATTAACTTTGTTTGGGTTAAAAGTTTCTACCATTGGGGAACCATTAACCACAAATATTGCATTACCCGCACTTGTTGGTTCAGCCACATCTAAAGTTCCTTCTCCACTATAGAAGAACCATCCAGCTCCGCCACCAGTTCCACCAGTGCCTGAAGTACCAGATGTACCACTAGTTCCACCGATAATCATATTTATCGCATCCGCATTTCCACCAGTTCCCCAAGTATACGTGTATGTACCTTCGGTTAAGCCCATTGTAGCTATACTCGTATTTGTAAATGTCATCGTACTTGTTAGGCTTTCATTAGATGTATAACCCGCTGGAACTGCCAATATATATGGTGGTTGTCCGTTCATGATTACACCAAAAGTATCCCCAGAACCAGAATTAGAGGGGCCACTAAATGAACCAAACGTGGCTGGCGCATTAAATGTTGACCCACTATATTGATCAAAAGCACCAATACTACCACCCACTATAAATGTCGCTGACGGTGCACCAAGACCACCAGGCCCACCACCTTGTGCCTCACCAATGTAGTTTAGATCAGCCAAATTAAGTACACCAGAAGCACTTACAATAACATCACTACCAGATTGTGTTATAGTAACAGTGAAACCTGTTGGGTTTCCACCACCACCTTCGCCAGTCAATAAGTAATAGTTTGTTTCAGCGTTTAACCAATCAGTTGCTTGACCCACTGTTGTAAAAGGTGTCTCACCGCGTCTATTTGGTAAACCATTCACCAACCTCAATAATTCCTGATCAGTTTTATCACAAACCCAAAATAATGGTGTGTTTGTTATATAACCGTTATCATTCGCAGCAGAAATTATCATATATTTACCGCTGGTGTCTGGTGAGTTATACCACATTAACCCACTGTCATTATCTCTGTAATCAATCGAAGCGTCTCCGATCTCAATGTTGTTGTGTTTGGTACCATAAGGCGTTTGTGTGCCTGTATAGTTTACTGCTGTTGGTTTGTTCATTTTATGTTCTGTATATCAAAAATTTCTTTATTATATTTCCCCAACCATTTGGCTGCGTCAATTAATGTATTAAATGTTTCGGCTAGATCCGATAAAGATTCCTTTTGGTTATCTAATTTATTTGATAAATCGTATAACTTAGAAACATTATCTGGGTATTCACCTACCTCGTAAGTTTCAACAATATCATAATACTTTTCGTATTTACGGGAAATATAATCCTTACTTGCGTTTAACTTTTCTTTCGTTGATTCCATTTGTGCCATGTTATCATAAATGTCTTTTAACGTCATATTAACAACGTTAACACCGAATTTATTAATTAGGTTATCAGCCATTTGCACATCCTTTTCAGCTTCAACAACGAATTGGTTTATCTTATTTTCATCATAAGACCAATTCTCTGAAAGAACCTCGTTTATCTGGAAAATTTTTCCACCTGGTTGGTTGATCATTTCAACCTCACGAGCACTGGTTACAGGTTCCTCTGTGTCTCTGTAAACAAATGTATCGTATTTATATGGATCGTATGTTATTGATTTTGAACTAGTTGCTGATGGTATATCGGTCGATGGGTAAGGTATAAAATCAACCAAATCGCCAATAACGAACGCATGAACATTCTTTGACATCTCAGCTCTAACTTTTTCCATACCACCTTGTCTAACTCTAAACTCAACGTTATTAAGTTTAACATAATCAGCGTGAGCGATCACCAGACCTTTGTATTGTATTGAGAAAGTTTTTTTATGAAGGTTATAATAAACCATGACTCTTTTACCGATATGGGAATCTTCAGCACCCTCTTCTGGGGCCTCGTCCTCTGTACCAGCAAACATATCCAACTGGTTTTCAGTCAGACCCATCATCTCATGGATTCTAAATAACTCTTCAGTTAATGTTGGTTTTCTACTCATATTAAACTGGTGTTGCTCCGTATTTTATTCCAATTAAGAAGGCTTCAACATTGTCAAACTTCTCAACTAAATTACCTTCATCATATACTGATATCTTACCAGAAATGTCTTCAATAACTCTATCACCTATCTCAAGAACATAAGGCGCTATTTTATGTAGGTTACCCACTTTACTTTTTATCTCATGCGCGACTGTTGTATCGTAGTACACACCGCTTTCCATAGAACCTTCAGAAATTTCTGATTCATCTATTTCGTTAATACCTTCTTCTTTTTGTGATCTTATATAAGCCATTAATTTCTCTTTATCGGCTCTATCCCAAATACCCATCAAAGCGTTAAGATCTTTTTGACTTACTTCACCTTTTTTGTACATTTTATATACCGCAATCGGGCCATCAGTTTCGTCATCACCTTCAGAAAGTTCAGGTGCATCATAATCTCTTAGGTCACCAATAGGGTATCTCTCACCAGTCTCAGCGTTATACTTAACAATCATAGGACCATTATCCCCATCACCAATAAAGTAGTGTACGTTATCGTCCTTAACACTATAATATAGTGGTCTGTCATAATCGTCAAATTCTCTTTGTACAACTTCTTCACCAGAAGCGGATTCTATCGCAGCTTTTTCAAAGTCGAAATCATAATCCTTTTCGAAATCAACGTATTCTTTTTCAGCGTTATGATTAATGATATCATCGGTATAAGCATTTGGGTTATCCATTTTAGATAGATCCAATTCTTCACTTTCATTAAGGCCCATAATCTTACGGATTCTAGTGATCTCTTCGTTTAATAGGGGTTTTTTCATTCTTTAATATGTTTTACTTATATAAATATCATAAAGGCATTATAAAACACCCTTTATTGTAATAATTTTATTCATACCATCCAGGCCAAACCTCGAAGTTTTTTGTGTCGGTATCTGATAACCTTAACACCCTTGTATTAAAGGTGTATTCGTCATCATCATTGTATATGGTTGTGGAGAATACATGTGAGTCACCCTCACTCATATCTGTTCTACCATTGTCCCAACCGCTGTCACCAATTGCTTGACCAACCGCGGCCCATGGCGAACCAATCCACGGATTGTTCATTTCAAATTGAATGATAATATTATCGTTATAAAATTCACCAGCAACATCCACATCACCAGATTTTGAATCGGTGTATGTGAAAGTTTCGCTTCCACCTATTTGTTTATAATCCGAACCATTGGCGTTTACCATCCAGGTACCACCATTCGCTCTTACCGTTACTTTCGTTGACTTACTCATATGTTACACTCCACACTTGTTTTAATTATATCATAAGATGCCTCGTTTAAAGAGACAACCATAGGTGCATCTTTTCTAAAGGTGTTAAGTATTTCATCATAAGCCTTGCAGATATCCTGCTCAAGCTCTTCTGCCGTTGTTTCGTTTTTAAAACCACCAGTTGGGTATCCACCACCCATTTTAACCAAATTACCGTTAACATCAAATAGGATTCTGTCACCCAAAGATACCAGACGACCATCCTGGAAATAACCAGCCATTAATTTACCCCTGTCAGATACAATACCAACGCTTTCGGTTGAATAACCTTTATCCTCACTAAGACCCATCATCTTACGGATCTTGTTAACTTCATTTAATACATTTTTTTCCATAATATATGTTTTTTGACATATAATTAAAATTATACGCTTTTTTACATATAAATAGTTGAAACTTTATTAAAGTAAGCTATATTTATTGGAGACCTTGTGATTGGGTTCCATGCGTACTGGATGCGTTTGAGTTGGAATTGATACCAACGATATGGACACCAAATACAAAAAAAATATAAGGAAAAATGTTATACACGTACATTAACACTGTACCTGCGCCGAGTGCGTTCGTCACAGTAAACAAACAAAGACTCCGTCAAAACGGAAAGTTGGTCTACATGAAAGATCAAACAGAGTTCGAGATCGAACTTTACAATCCCACAAAAGAAAAAATAATGGCAATGATCGATTTGAATGGTAACCCCATTTCAAGTTCGGGTATCATCTTAAAACCAGGTCAACGAGTATTCCTCGAAAGATTCCTGGATGATGAGAAAAAGTTCCTTTATGAAACTTACGTGGTTGATAACAATAAAGAAACCAAAGAAGCCATCGCTGAGAACGGGAAGGTTACGGTTAAATTCCACAAAGAATTAAAACCAAGACCAAGAAGTTTAAGTTACGGTACAATCTATAACGGTTCATCTGGATTTGGTTGGAGCGAGATCACTTATACAAACTACAACACTC